AGCGAGCGCCAGAAGTCACCTCGAAGGTTTTTCCAGCAACAGCGGTCTTACCAAACCGACCGGCGTAGCTTCCATCAGAAGCGGCAGAAGCACCATTGGTGTGATACAGACGGACTGCATCGCCAACTGCGATTGCGTCCTTGCTGTAAACATACGCGATCCCTTCGGATAACACGTTCACACATTTCTGACTTGGATAGCCTTTACGGCCATCAGCAGTTGTGGCGTTGTCGTCAAGAACAAAAGTCAGGCTATCCAGAGCAATACCAACCACTTGAGTGGCGGATGCACCAGCAGGCAACTTTGCAGACAGATCAGCAGTGCCTGATCCGTTGTTGAGCACAGCATGACCGAACGGAATTACCGCGCCGGTCTCGTTTTCATAGGCCAGAGCGGTGTATGCCGTGGCATTGCCCAGCATTCCCTCATGACCTTTGGTCAGGTTCAGCGCGTATGCGCCTTGCACACCAGCGGGGGAACCGCTAGAGGCAGTGTAAGTAACAGCCATTAGTTAATCTCCTATCAAGCGTTTGCAGAAAGATTGCTCTTCCAACCGTTCAAGAGTTGATCGCGGTAGGAATCAGTTGCGTCGAGTTTTTCAGTTGCCTTTACTTGTGCAAGGGCAGCACGAACCTCGGCCACATTGGAGCCGTCTTCATCAGGGGCAAAATCGTCAGAATCCGATTTAACCTCTTCCTCGTCTTCTGAAATATCCTCCATAGCGGCCAATACACCGTCCAGGATTCCCAGCAGGTAATCAGCAGAGGCGTCAGAGCGGCACTCCTTCTCAAAGACGTTCTGATAAGCCAAGTGCATTAGTTGGCTTTCGTCCTCTCCGTCAAACTTGAAATCGTCTGGGAGAATAGGGCTAAATTTCTGTAGAGCTTCCAGACGCTTGTTAACTGCAGCACTAATGTCTGCAGAATCATCGCGTTGCTCATTAGCAGCAATGGCCTCGGCCAGTTGTGCTTCTAGTTCTTTGATCCGCTCAGTTGCCTCGTCGGCACGGTCTTGAATCTGAGTCTTTTCGGTAATTGCAGTTTGGATCAACTCTTCCTGTGAATCCAGCTTCTGCTGGAGTTCCGCCTGGGCACGCCCGTTCTCCTTCACGAAGGATTGGACCGCACCTGCAGCGTCTGCGGAGAGTTCGATTTCCAAACCATCGAGGTTAATTCTTGCCATTGAAATAGCGGGCGAATTCGACGGTTTTTCGATGTCTGCAACCGCATCATTGCGGTCACATGAATCGAGGAGTAGACGAACCTGAGATCCTGCACGGCCCTTCGGAACTATCGCGATATGGTTCACGAGTATGTTCCTCTGGACGCCGTCATAGGATTGTCCGTCTGGCGTCATACCGGGAGTTGGGTCGTAATCAACGCGGTAACCCGCGCTTACTTCCTGTGCATCCCCTCTGTTGATTTTCTCGATCGCATCAGCGTCAGTAATGACGACTGCTACCTCAACAAAACCATCAGAGAATCGGACTTGCGATCCCGCATGACCGATTTGATATAACTTTGTGTTCTCAGAATCCAGCTGCACTCTGGGATGTCCCATCGTGACGGCCTTCATTCCGAAGGAAGCTAAAGATTCTGGTTTCGATACTTCTTCCTCGGGGCGATATTCACGCACTTGCGTTCCATCACCTCGGGTATAAAGCTGTGTTCCCGTTCGGGCAGCTTTACACCATACTTTTAAGTAACCTTCGGGAGTTGTCTCCTTTCTAGTTACTTGACCGTAATCGTACCTAGAAACTTGTTCCATATCTTGATACTATCTTATTTTATCTGTATCTATTCGCTAATCAAGACTACGACTACTTGATTCGATAGTTTTCCCAACGAAACATGGACGTGGTATTTTTTCGTCTATTCTCTAAAGGCCCGAAGTAACACAATCCTTTATTTCTGGCCGCCTCCAATGGCACCATCCAGATACGTTTGTAGAACAGATTAACGATACCAAAATATGTAATCTGGCCAGGCTCGTATCTTGAAAGCCCGTTAGTACCGTGCCTCAAATTAACTTGGAAATAGCCCCTTGTTTTCTGTTTACTCATTGTTTTTACGTTGACCTTGTGTAAACCGCCTTCCCACTCAACAACAAAGTCTGCGCCCCACAGGTCATAGATGGGTTGAGAAATAAAAATTCTATTTTCCAAAAAGTGATTGGCAAATAATTGCTCACCCAAAGCCCCTTTATGGCTCGTATCTCTGACGGGCACAACCTGTCTTCAGTTACTTTTTTGTACCAGAGCTTTATTAGTAAAAACGGGGCTTCTTATAGCCGTCCATCAGTTTGACCAACTTTGACCTAACTTTTTGGGTTTTCTTCGGCTTATTCTTCAGCATTCCTACAAGTCTTTCGGTATCTCTGGAAGTTTTACTACTGGTCATAATTGCCTTTCCTCTCCGGCTGGGGTTGGGATCTTTACTGCGCTTTCTGGCGACTAGACGTTTTCTCTCTGCTGTAGATAGTGATTGGGCCTTTGCTCGCGGCAGACACTTTGGTTTGCCTTCCTTTGATGAACGGCCGCCGCATGGACCCATGATCTTGCCGGTAGAGCCGATCCGTACCCACTTCTCACCGAACCACTTGCCCAGGTCGTCGCCTCTGAAGGCACCGCTCAGAGATCCGTACTTTTTCTTATAGAGCCGCTTGTACTGCTGCACCACAAATCCAGAGGCGTAAGCAGACGGCCACACCTTGAATTTCCGCTTTGCAGCCGCCACCGCAGAGCTGTGCAGTTTTTTATCGCGAAACTTGCTCACAGCACATCGTCGAACACACGCCCGATTGTGGTGTCGGCAGCGTCAAAACCACTTGCATACGGAGAAGGCTTGACTTCTGGAGTCTCAGTCTCAGTTTCAGCTACGTCCTCAGATGATTTCTTATAGCTGCGATCCATCATCTTCTTATACATCGCGTCCCTGGCTGCCTGGAACTTGGTCTTTTTCTTCTTCATGTGCATATCCTTTTTCTTGCCGTGCCCGTCTTTCTTCGATTCCATATAACGCATGTAGTCTTCGTGCGATCTTCCAGGCATATACAAGGTGCTGCCGTCCTCCCCTTTGTGGGTATGAGTACCTTTGAGCCCCATACGGTCAGCTGCTTTTCTTGCCTCTTCTTGAGTTTTATACGCACCACTCATGTCGTCTCTAGTGTTCTGATTTTCCATCTTTCCGTGCGGGGAGGGGCTGGGATTGCTCAAAGTATGCGGGGCCTTCGTCTAATTGAATTCCCCTGTCTTTAGCATATCGAAGAACTTCATTTCGATGACTTCTTCTAGCAGCTTCGTATTTAGGACTGGTTTCATATTGATTCGTACTATAAGGAGCCAAACTACATCTACACTGCGGATGTCTTGGCAACCGAATAGCACCTAGCTTGAATACTCTTCCCGCTTGTGCCGCACAATAAGGACAGGTGCGATCATCAGGAACTGCATAATAAATAACAAGTTGTACCCCGTTCTGAGCGTAAAAAGCTCTGACAGCATCGTTGTAAGACCGCAAGGACTCTGTCCTGACAATCACCTCAGCCCTCGACTTGGTCAAGTTGAACTTTGACTCAAATTCTCGGGTTAGCTGAGCAACTGACTCTCCTTTGACTAAGCCTGATGCAACACCTCCTGCAACTGCCGCCGCAAACGATCTGGCGTGTCTCTCTAGGTATCCTCTTGATCTTCGGGCTGCTGCTACAACTGTTGCAGCTGAAATCGCTGCTGCAACTGGAGTATCAATTACAGGTTCTGACAGCTTTGCAGATAAATCCAGACCTAGGCTCGTCGATCCTTGCAGAAGCTGCTCGAACAATTCAAGAATCTCGTCAGTCTGATCCGGTGCTAAAGGATCAATCAATGAAAGATCCGTCCCTGTCACTGCAAGACGAAATTGACCGCTTTGTAACTGGTCGTAAGTACGCTGAAGAAGACGAGTAGATTGCCTCTGTAAAATCGCTACGATCGCAGCAATAATCGCAGCTTCCTGCTCTCGTAGCAGTTCATTGTATTCATCCAGTAGTTCATCCATATTCAGATCAAACCATTTTCAATGAGAGTGCTGTAGAGCACGACATACAAACTATTTTTCATTTTTTCAAGCATTACCTGTTCGTCTGGATGTCCACCCGGCCAGCGTTCATAAGACTCACAAAGTGACTTATACATAACTCGCAAGGTGGATAAATTGCACGTCAGGTTGATTTCAATATCGGTTTCATCCATCACCATTTATGCTTCGAGGACCAATAAGCCGCGCTCATCTTTCCTTTGGCGATGTTCTTCGCGTGGCGAGCCTTGAATGCTTCACGTCTTTTGCGTGAGGCAGCAGACTCGCCCTTACGCTTTGGGCTGCCTTTGACCCCCTGCTGACCGAAGCGGATCAACTTGATTTGGTCTCCTTCACGGGCCAGC